GTACAGACAATCAATATTGAGAATGAGTACGAAAAAAATAACGCAAATTGCGCGGTTACTATAATCGGGTAACCGCCAAAAATAAATTAAAAGGAGTTTTGCAAATGACAGACAAAACAAAAGACATTGTTAAAAAGGTTGGTTTCGGGGCTATCGTTGTAGGCGGTATTTTGGCAATCGTTGGCGGGGCTACTCTCGACGAAGTTAAAAACGGCGGCGTTATTGCTTTCGGTATCGTTGAAGTTGTAGGCGGCGCAATCGCTTATATTTTCGGTAAAAAATAATTCGGTTGACTTTATTACAAAGGACTTTTTAACGGGGAAATCCTGACGCATTCAGGGCGTTTATTTAATTAAACCTTACCCGTTTTATAAGTCTTAAAACGAATTACGCCCGTAAGGTGTAAAACCATTATTCTAATCTATCGCGACGGAGAACGCGTTAAAACCGTAAGAGGCGAAAAATGAAAAGAGATTTTTTAAAAGAACTCGGGATTGACGAAGAGGCCATAAATAAAATTATGGCAGAAAACGGCAAGGACATTAACAACGCTAAAGGCGAAGTAGAAAAAACCGCCGCGGAACTGGAACAGACTAAAAAGGATTTGGCAGCAGCTAACGAAACTTTAGAGAAGTTCAAGGATTACGACGTAATCAAAAGCGACGTTGAAAAATACAAAGCCGATGCAGAAAAATCAAAAGCCGAGTACGAGAAAAAAATCAAAACTATGGAACTTGAAACAAGGGTTAAAGATTTCACAAGTTCTAAAAAGTTCGTTAATGATTTGACACGCGACTCGATTAACAATTCTTTAATTGGGTTATTGAATGACGATACAAACGCTGGAAAATCGTTAGACGAATTGTTAAACGGATTAACAGACGGAAAAGAAAATATTTTTGTAAATGAAAATACACCAAAACCGCCGGTTACTCCCGACTTAAAAGGTGGAAACGCTGACAATGAAAGCGGCGTTATGGCTGCTTTTAGACGGCTTAATCCAAATATTAACATTTAGTCTATAAAGGAGTTTTTAATTTATGGCTATTACAACTCAGGAACGTTATAGTTCTATCGTTGACGCAAAATTGCGTTACACTTTGGTCCAGCGCAACGGATACGTTTGGAATAACAAATACGAGGGAAACCCTAAAGCTGGCGCCGTAAAAGTTCCAGTACGCGACACAGAGGCAACAGTAGGCGACTACTCTAAATACTCTGCTAACGCTTTGAACGCTGCAAACGGTGCTTTTATCACAGTTACAGTTGATAAAGACAAGTTCGTTAATGAACTTATCGACGGGTTCGAGGCTGCTGCCGTACCTGACAACATTCTTGCAGACCGCTTGGACTCTGCCGGCTATTCTTTGGCCGTACAGATGAACGCAGACGGTACAAAAGAACTTTTAAGCGCAGGAACTTCTAAAACTCTTGCGTCAGTTTCAAAGTCAAACATTTATAGCGCTTTGGTTGCTGCTCGTACTTCTATGTCAAAAGCAAAGGTTCCAGCTGCTGGCCGTTTCGCTTTGGTAAACCCTGACACTATGGGTTATATTCTCGAAAGTTCAGAATTCATTGCCGCATCTAACCTCGGCGACGAAGTTAAACAGTCGGGCGCAATCGGTTCTATTGCTGGTTTCCTCATTTTTGAAGACGCCTCTCTTCCTGATAACGCAAATGTAATTTGCGGACACCCTAACTGGTGTTGTCGTGTTGAAGAATGGGCCGTAGAACCAAAACTTACAGACCTTTCTAATTCAGGTTCTTATATTGGCGCTAGTGCCGTTCAGGGCCGCAAGGTTTATGCTCATAAAGTAACAAAGGGCGAAACTGTACAGATTTTGACAACAGTAAAGAAACCTAGCGTTTCTATTACTTCTCATTCTGCAACAGTTACAAAGGGCGATGCTACCGACTCGGCAGAATACCGCCTTAACGGTGGCGCTTGGGTTGCTTACTCTTCTGCCGTTGCAACTTCTGCCGGTGATGTAATCGAAGTACGCGAAAAAGCTGCTGACGGCGTTTACGGTGAAATCGCAAGCGCAAAAGACGAATAAGAGGGGTTTAATAATGGCACAGTTTGAAAACGTAAACTATACATTTTATAGCGACACTTTAGGCCGTGCCGTTATACCTGACGCCGACACGTTCGACGCGTTTAAACTCGAAAACATTCAGTTAATGAAAATTTGGCTGCCATATATCGAGGAACGCGAAACAAATGGGATTGACTCGGCCGTATGTATGATGATTGAAACCGATTATACAGATAATCAGGTTTTAACTAATTCAGACGGCCGCGCAATAGTTTCCGAAAGTTTAGGCGGCCATAGTGTAAGTTATGGTTCGACTGAAAAAACAAAACTTTCGGAACTTAACGCAAAAAGTACAACCGATAAAAAGATTGAACGTGCAAAGTTATTTTGTAACTTTACTTTAGGGGTTCGCTAATGATTAGTAATAATATGCTAACTTGCAGCGCGACCCTTTGCACGGCTGGCGAAATAGACGAGGATAGAAACCCAGTATATACCGAAGTCGAATTGACTAAGGTATATATTACGGCTACCCTCGGAACTCGTAACGGAACGGCGGGCGCAGAAAGTAACGACACAATGCAATTATTTTACGATTGCTACAACTCGTTACCTAAGGGCCTGACGTTCCATAAAGGCGACAAAGTAATTTTTAACGAAATGGAGTTTTTTATTAACACCATTACGCCGAATTACTCGAACGGCTTACAGTTCTATGAAATTGGGCTGCGCTAATGGAAATTAAGGTAGATTTTGACACCGCAAGCGAAAGCGCACGGGTTCAGGCTGCTATCGCTAAAGTACAAAAAAAATTAGATGCCCAAGTTCTAAAAGATAGCAATAAGTATTGCCCTTTAGATACGGGAATGTTACAAAAAAGCGCTATATTAAATAGCGTTTTAGGTTCGGGCCAGTTAGTATGGAATACGCCGTACGCGGTAGACCAATATTATAACAAGCCTAATAAAAGCCACCAGCGAAACCCTAACGCGTGCCGTTTATGGTTTGAAGTTGCAAAAAGTAAAAATCAAGATGTATGGGAAAAATTAGTAAATGACGAATATATTAAAAACTATCAATAGTTATATTAAGGCCAATATTAACGGGCTGACTATTTACAACGATTTATTCCCTAATGACACAACCGAGGGGCTTATAAGTATTCACGACCCTGCAACCCGCAAGGTAGCTGAATATATAGACGGCTCTACCGAATGTCAGATAAACGTTAGTTATACGGCGCGTTACGCTAACGCTGCAACCGCCCGAAGTAAACTAGACGCTATTCTTAATTTATTGGATAGGCGAAAACTTACGGACACAACCGACGGGCTGGAACTTAAATTAAATACAGTTGCAAACGTTCAGTTCATAGGAACCGACGACAAAAACAACTCGATTTATACTTGCAGCTTAAATGTTGAATATAAAACAAAAAAATAAGAGGTTAAAAACTATGACAGTTTACCCAATCGTTGACGGCGACAAAGTAGAAAAATACCACGTTGCTATTCTTTTCGATAAGTCTACAACAGATACACCGGATTATATCCAGCTTTGCAAGGCTACCGAAAATACAATTAGTCTTAATCCTGAAACAGAAGACCGCGACTATATCAATATGAAAACAAAAGAAACATTGGTTAAGTCGTATAAACCAAGTCTTTCTAATCCTCTTACACTCATTAAGGGCGAAGATGATTACGAATACTTTTGGCCTAAGTTTTACAAATTACCAACTGGCGCAGGCGCTAACGGCAAAATGCTCGTAGTATTCACAAACGAATACACAGAAACCGGCGCCGGCGAAAGCAAAAAGCGCGTTTATGACGCTTGGTTATGTAATACAACTTTCATTATGCAGAGTTTAGACCCTAACAACTCGCAGCTTACTTTTGATACAAACATTAACGATTACGTTACTGGAACCGTTGAAATTGTAAGCGGCGACCCAACTTTTACACCTGATGCGTAGAAAGTAATAAAAAATGATAGATAACAACGAGAGTTTTACTATCAAATTGCCCTCGGCCGTTGAGGTTGAGGGTGATTTGTTCCCTATTAAAACAAACTTCCTCTACTGGGTACAGTTCGCCCAAATGACAAGCGATAAAAAAACAATCGTTGGCGACCTGAATTATTTATATGAGGGAATAACCCCTAAAAACCTTATATTAGGTTACTACGAATTAAAGGCGTTTTATAATCCGCCAAGAACTCTGCCCCGCCCTATCAGTTCGGAAAATATACGCGTTTTAGATTACGCGCTAGACTTTGACCTTATTGCAGCCGCTTTTTATGAAGTCTATAAAATTGATTTATACGACGAAACATTAAAACTTCATTGGCATAAGTTTTTATTATTACTTGAGGGTTTGCACGGAACAAAACTTAACGAAGTTATGAGTTATAGGGCATATAAAGACAACGGCGACAGAAAAGACAAAAATAATACTCAGATGCTTAAATTAAAAAAGGCTTGGGAATTACCTCAGGTTACAGAATTAAGCAAAGCAACCCAAGAGTTTAACGACCTCTTAAAAAAATAATTCCTTTTAATGACTCTATTATATATCAATTTAAGAGGAATTATATATAAATGGGTAACGGTAAATTAACCATAGACACCGCCATAAATACCAGCGGCGTAGAACAAGGAATTAAAAAGGTTCAAAAATCTTTAAACGCAATTAAAGGCGCCGGAATGACCGCCGTTATTACCGCAGAAACTAAAGCGCTTAAAGAACTTGTAAAAGGTATAGACGAAACCGCAAAGGCTTATAATAACCAGCTTAAAGCCGAAAAACAGTTAGAAACCGCCGCAAAAAACAACCCTTATTTAAATAGTCAGACGGTTAAACAGTTAAAGGATTTTGCCTCTGAGTTACAAAGTATTGGAACCGTAGGCGACGAACAATTACTCCCACTTATGGCCCAGTTAGCAAGTACGGGGCGAACTCAAACAGAAATTCAACAGATTTTAAGCGCCGCCCTTGACGTTAGCGCGTCGGGTATGATGTCGCTTGACTCTGCCGTTACACAATTAAACGCAACTTTTAGCGGCAATATTGGATTAATGGGCCGTCAGGTTCCTGAACTTAAAAACCTTACCGCAGAGGAACTCGCAAACGGAAAAGCCGTTGAAGTTATGGCGAAAAATTACGCGGGTATGGCTGCCGACGTTGCCGCTGCTGCTGGTTCTTATGAACAAATGAAAAACGCGCAGGGTGATTTTAAAGAGGCGTTAGGGGCAATAACTAAACCGACTTCCGACCTTTGGAATAACTTTTGGAAAGGCTGGTACGAAAAAGGTATAGAAAACGTTAATAAACTAAACGCGCAATTAAGTTCATTTTCTAATCGTGCATCCCTTGAGGCTATCGCGTTTCAGTATGAAGACGAGGCCAGCGCAATAGCCGAGATAGATAGACAGTTAGACAATTTAAGCACCGCAGAATTAGACAACCTCGTTAAATATTATAAAGGGCTTAGGAAATTAAATGGTATTCAGGCCGAAATATACGGCAGCGCTGGGGCTACTCTTACACTTAGAGAAGAGGCAACAAAAAAAGCCGAGGAACAAGCCAAAAAAGAAAAGTTAGCAGCTGAGGAAAAAGCAAAGGCCGAAAAAGAGGCTGCAACCGCTGCAAAAACTCGCGCCGATTATATTAAGGAATATGAAACACAGTTAGCCGACTCACTTAAAAACCTTGAATTAGAGGCAGAATTAAACAAAGAAAAAGTAAGCGACCAAGACATACTAAACGCAAAATTAGCCGCTTATTATTCTTTAGTTAAAAACATTGGCGACGACGACCCATTTAGCAAAGAAAAATTAAACGAATTAAAAAACTTTGCTAATGGTATTAGCGGAAATACTGACGAACTCAAAGAATTAAAAGACGCGTTAGACGCTATTACAGATGGAAATAAAATTGAAAGCCTTAAAACTCAGTTGTCAGAATTAGACAAGCTGGCTGCGGGATTAGACAAAGCCTCTGATCTTTATGCGCAATATGTAGAAAAAAGAAAGTTACTTGAAGAACAAATAACACAAGCCCAGCGCGAAGAAATCGCAAATCAGGTGGCTAATGTTTCGGAATACTTTACTAAGTTTAACGATATAACTCAGGATATGACCGACTTAATAAGACAAAACGCCGAGGAACAGACAACCGCAGAAATGGGCGAACTTTCAAAACAATACACCGACGGCCTTATTAGTTATGAAGAATATTGCGACAAAAAACGCGAGTTAGACAAAAAACAAGCGCAGGAAGAATATAAACTTAAAATGTGGGAATGGACCAGCAGCCTTTTAACCGCAACCGCAAATATTGCGCAGGGTGTTAGTGCTGCTTTGGCTCAGATGCCGCCGGCATCTTATATTATGGCTGGACTCACCGCAACCGCGGGCGCTATTCAGTTGGCAACCCTTACCGCTAACAAGCCAAAGGCCCCAAGTTTTGCAACTGGCGGCTTTTTAACTGGCAATTCTTATAGCGGCGATAAAATCCCATTTATGGGAAATGCTGGCGAGGCAATCTTAAACCCTGCCGAAATGCGTAACTTTATGGATATGGCAAACGGAAATTATAGCGGCGGCGGTAATAATATTGTTATGCCGGTAAAGATTGAAAATAACAACGGTTCTAACGTTTCTACACAAATGAACAAAAACGGGCTTATTGTGATTATTGACGACATTGTTAATAGTTCAATGCAAGCCGGTAAATATACCCAGTCTATGAACATAGCGCAAAGCCGTTCTAACGGTGTAAGTATTTATTAAAGAGGTGTAAAAAATGGTTGTTAGCAATTGGCCTAATACAATAAATAAAAAGTTCTTTGGTTTTAATTCAAAGCCAAAAGAAAACACAAAATTAACTCAGTTTATAAGCGGCCGAACGGTTGCTTATCAGGCAAACACTAAAAAAATAATGACTTATAACTTTAGTTTAAGCCTGAATAATACGGAATTAGCCGCCTTTTGGACTTGGTTTAATGATGATTTAGGACAGACCGCGGGCGCGTTCAGTTGCGATGCGTTAGGCTCTAATAATTATAGGTTTGTTTCTATTCCTGAACCTCAGGACACCGACACAAATAACCGCGTTTTAAGTTTAGAAGTTGAAGAGGTGTTTTAATGACAACTAGACAGATTTACAACCTCTTATTTAATGGCGGTAACTTTTCAAAACATTATTTAATTGAACTTTCACACCCTACCGCTGGAACTCTGCGGCTTGTAAATAATAACGAGGCCGTAGAGTTTGCAACTAAAACTTATAACGTGGCTACGTTTGATTATACGCCGCCAAATAATAAAGGTTCGGGCGGCAGCTTAGAAATTACCAGCGCTGACAATGAGGACTTATTCGCATTTATTGACGGCGCCGATGATAAATACAGTTTAAAGGTAGTTGGTATTTTAGACAAAAACGGAAACGTTGAGGCCCTGAAAACATTCCGCCACTTTTACGGCTCCGTATCTATGGGCGAGGACTCGACTATAACCTTTAACCTTGGAAATGACGACCGCCTCGAAATGAAGTTTAACCCGTTTGTATATGACACCAACACAAACCGCGGGAACGCGTAAACCTTTAGACGTTTCCGACTTAATCGGTGTTCCTTATCTTAATAACGGCCGCGATATTGTAAACGGGTTAGATTGTTACGGGCTTGTTATTGAGGTAGAAAAAAGATTAGGTAAAGAACTAATAGACGTTTATTACGATAACCATAACGAGGAATTAGCCGACGAATACGCCCCATTACTTAACGTTACTGAGGTTGACTCTATATATACGGGCGTAATAATTGAAATGCGTAAAAATGGTTTATTGCACCTTGGCGTAGCGTTAGACAAAAATACAATGATACACGCGACCACAAACCAAGGTGTAAGAATTAGCCGTGTAGGTTGTATGCCCGTAATTCATTTATACGAGGTAAACAAATACTATGGGGTTAATAAACGTTTACGATACAGTAAATAACAAACATTCTGCATTAAGGGCTAACGGCGTATTATGCGACATTCTGCCCGATTTTGATTTTAGCCACGCGGTTATTATTAAAGCTGGAAACCGTTTAGACTCCCGTTATATTGTCGAGGAAAACGACGTTTTATATTGTCGTATTATTCCGGCTGCCATATCATCAACAACCGCGGCGGTAGTTATTGCGGCCGTTGCCGTAGTTGCTGCGGGTGTAGCCGTTGGAACTTCTATTTATGCTAATAAAATGAGCCAAGAGGCCCAAAAGCAATTAGAAAAGGCACAGAAAGACGCCGAGAACTTAGCAAGTAAAACAGATGCGTTACCATTTATCAGGGGCGCAAAAAATACTAGCGCTTTAGGGCGTAACGTACAATATTTAATGGGTAAAATGTATAACACCCCTTACGCCGTTACAAATGGGTTTTATTCAGTTGACGGCCCTAACGGTGTAAACGCTTATTATAACGCCGTTTTAAGCTGCGGTTTTGGTAATCAGAAAATTACGGAAATATACATAGGTAACGAACTTATTAAAAGCGATGATAACGGGATTACTGGCGTTAATGAGTTTGACACCTCTTCATTATATTATGACTCAAAAAGTAACCGCGTAGAGGTTAGACAATCAGGCGCAGAATTAACGTTAACAAACTGTAACCAAAAAGTAGATGCAACCTATTGCGGCGAGGAATTAAAGCACGAATACGGCGAAGACGCCGAACCTATCATAGTTCAGGCATCAGAAAACGCGCAGACAATTCAAGTTTGTATACAGTTTTCTTGTTTAAGAGAATACGACTCAGACAAAAGCGAATGGAAAGCAAGGACCGCAACCGTTCGCCCTTACTGGAGTAATGACGCCGGCGAAAACTGGCACGAGTTTTATTTTAGTGGTATGGGTGATAACTCTATTACAATTAATACAAACCATACTATTAGATTTGTGGCAACTAAAACGTTTAGCGCTGCCGAAAGTTTTAATAAAAATATTAGCATTAAGGTTGTAAAGGAAACACCAAAAGCACAGTCGGGAAGTCAGGAAGATTGCGCCCTTATATGGTATCAGACTTTTTGTTATGATGCTGATAAAAGCAATACAAGAACCCTGACCGCTTGTAAACCTCTTGAAAGTGAATTGTTTAATAAAACTACCCGCGTTGCGTTCCGTATGACCGCCAGTGCATCAACTAACTCAGTTTTAGACGAATTGCACACTATCGGCGAGGGTTACGCGAGAACTTGGAACGGGACAAGCTGGAACGTTACAAAAGAACCAACCCGCAACCCTGCCGCTTGGATTTTAGAAGTTTTAACAACAAATATACATAAAGCCTCAAAAATAAACGACTCGGAAATAGATTTAGCCTCATTGGGCGCATTGTATGAATATTGCGAAACTAACCATTTTTACACCGACGGCCTTATCGTTTCAGAAATCAAGAAAAACGACCTGATAACAAAAATATTAAGTTCAGTTAATGCCGATATGATTATAAATAGCGACGGCCTTTACGAGTTCGTAATTGATAAAGAAGAAACAACACCAGTTGCGTTATTAAATGCCGAAAATATCTGCGGTATTACTTATTCAAAAGATTTAAGCCGTAAAACTGACGGGACTAAGGTAACATTCGCGAACCGCGACAACTGGGCCGTAGATACTTTTTATAGTATGTTAGACGGCGGGGCATACGATTATGTTAACGACAAAGTTACTGAGTTAAGCCCTGATTATGTTACTACATACGAACACGCGTATAAAATGGCCCAGCGCAAGCAGCGACAAGCCCAATTAATGCCAAGAGAAATAAAAGCCGACGTAGGACTTGAGGGCGATTACTACCCTCTTTATTCTACCGTTTTGCTGCAAGTTCCAGCATTATTACAAGGCTTAGCAAGTTCGGTTATTACAAAATTAACAACCGACGGCGACGGACTTGTAACTAGTATTAATATTTCCGACCTCGTTACTTTTGAAACTGACAAGCGTTACGGCGTAATTATTCAGTCGGGAAATGATAGCGGAATGAAATTAATTAGCGCCGAGGTTACGGGTTCAGGTTCTACAAGAACTTTAACATTAACAAGTGCTATTAATCCGACTACAAACTATTTAAGTATTGGCAATCATTTAAGTTTTGGTTTGTTAGATGATAACGGCCGATTTACAAGAATTACTAATACTATGAAGATTTACGGCATAGAACCAAACGGCGCCGACGGGTACGTTTTAACCCTGAGGGATTACAACGAAGACGTTTATAAATACGGCGGAACTATTCCAACATATAAAAGCAATCTGACTAAAAAACAAGCGCCAAACAATGCGGTTACAATCGACGATATAAACAAAGTCCGCGAGGATATGAACAACTTACAAGACACATTAATTGAGGCCTACCAAAAATTAATGATGCCGGTAGTAGTCGACGCAAGCGTTAAAACC